ATCATTTCTGGAAGTTCTGGAATGAAGCGGATCAAAATCTCAATGGATTTGTCAATCTGTTCATTCCGTATTGGGACATTCCCGGACGCACTAAAGAGTGGGCTGAAGAACAACGTAGATTGCTCGGTGAACTCAAATTCAACCAAGAAGTCTTGTGTAAATTCTTGGGTTCAAGTCTTACACTTGTTGCCGCAGACACAATTGCACAAATGTCACCAATTCCTACAATCTATAGCAAAGATGGACTTGATGTTTATGAATCTGCACAAAAAGATCACACTTATGTAATTGTCGCAGACACCGCAAAAGGTGTTGGCGGAGATTATTCAGCATTTCAAATTATTGATGCTACTCAGATGCCATATAAATTAGTCGGAAAATATAGGGATAACAAGATTAGTCCTCTACTTTATCCGTCAGTCATTTACAAAGTAGCAAAAGAATTCAATGAAGCATACGTTCTTGTCGAAATCAATACGTCAGAACAAGTTGCAGAGATTCTCTACGGAGATTATGAATATGAAAATATCATATCTGTTACCAGAACCACTTCAGGACAAGTTGTCAACGGAGGTTTTGGTGGAGGTAAGACACAGTTGGGAGTAACTACGGACAAAAAAGTGAAGAGAATCGGTTGCTCAAACTTTAAATCTATGGTAGAAGAGAAAAAATTATTAATACATGATGCAGATACAATTTCGGAAATATCTACTTTCATTCAAAGAAAGAATTCTTACATGGCGGACGAAGGTTATCATGATGATCTTGTCATGCCTTTAGTTTTATTTTCATGGCTGACAACAAATTCATATTTCAAAGAATTGACAAATGTGAATTTGAGAAAAGAATTATATGAAACTAGAATCAAAATGATCGAGGAAGAAGTGACGCCTTTTGGCTTTATAAATAACGGTGATGATGAAAATGATCAAAAGATCATAGACAGCACAGGGCAAGTTTGGTATGAGGACAGATACAAATCCGATTTTTTATAAATAAAATGAAAATAACCGTATCAAACACATCATTATAAAAACAAGGAGAAATCAATGGCTATAAGTCTCATCTCACCAGGAATCAAGATCACCGAACAAGACCTTGTTTCCTCACAAGCCACCGTTGCAACAACAACAGGTGCATTTTCAGGACAATTCCGTTGGGGACCTATTGAAAAAGCAACTCCAGTTCAGTCTGAGGCTGATCTAGTAGCACAATTTGGTAAACCAAACTCAACAAACGCAGTTGACTTTTTGTCTGCGGCTAACTACCTTGGCTATTCAGCGCCTTTGTATGTCGTTCGTGTTGCAAACACAGCATTGAACGCTACCGCTGAAGCAACTACGGGTTCAGGCACAGCAGGTACTGGTCAACTTATCAAGAACGAAGATGTGTATATTAATACAGCATCATTCAACGTTGGTCCTTGGGTTGCTAAGTATGCTGGCGCACTCGGAAACTCTCTAAAAGTTTCTACTTGCCCATCTTCAAGCGCATGGCAGTCTAGCCTGACAGGTACATTCACAGTAACAGCAGGTGCTACGGCAGTTGTTGGTGTAGGTTCTGCGGCTAACACCGAACTAACAGTCGGTGACTTGTTTGTTTGCGAAGGTCGTGCAATCAAAGTTGCATCTATCACAAACACAACTCACTTCACCCTTGCTTCTGCACACTTAACAGGTGCTTCAGGTGCTACAGCAGTTCGCCGTTGGGAATATTTCAACGAATTTGATGGTGCGCCAGGCACATCATTATACGCTTCAACAAGAGGCGGTTCTGGTGACGAAATGCACATCGTTGTAGTTGACCAAGATGGTGATGTTACTGGCTCAGGTGATACAGTTCTTGAGAAGTATGCACTTGTTTCTAAGGCATCTGATGCAAGAGCAGACAACGGTGGTACAAACTATTACAAAGATGTTGTCAACAATACTTCAGGATATGTTTACTGGACAGATCACGAAAATGCTGGTTCAAATTGGGGTAACACAGCATCAGGCACAACATTCACATCGGTGACTGTTCCAAAGAACTACAGCCTTGCTGGTGGTTCAGATGGTGCATCATTAACTGATGGTGATAGAACAACAGGTTATCTGAAATTTGCTAACAAAGCAGATGTTCCATCTCCAATCATTGTTGCAGGTCAAGCAAATGCTACAGTTGCTAATCGAATCATCGGTGACGTAGCAGAAGTTCGTAAAGATGCAGTTGTTTGCGTATCTCCACTAAGAGCAAACGTAGTAAACAATGCAGGCGCAGAAGCAACTTCTATTCTGTCATGGGCAGACACAGTTACACGTTCTACATACGCAATTGCAGATAGCGGTTGGAAGTATCAGTATGATCGTTACAACGATAACTACATCTATGTTCCTCTGAACGCAGACGTAGCAGGTTGCATTGGTAGAAACGATTCAGTTCGTGAGCCATGGCTGTCACCAGCAGGCTACACAAACGGCAACATTCAGAATCTAGTTCGTCTTGCTTTCAATCCTAACCAGACTGAAAGAGATTCTCTATACAAGGCAGCCATTAACCCAGTTCTGACGCAAGTTGGTAAGGGCACAGTTCTATTTGGCGATAAGACATTCACAGTTAAGAACACTTCATTGAATCGCGTTAACGTTCGTAAGTTGTTCATTGAACTTCAGAACACAATTGGCAACGCAGCCGAAAATGTTTTGTTTGATCAAAACGATGCGATTACAAGAAACAACTTTGTTAACTTAGTTGTTCCATATCTGCGTAGCGTTCAGGCTCGTAGAGGTATTACAGCGTTCCGTGTTGTTTGCGATGAAAGCAACAATCCAGAATCAGTTGTAAATTCAAATGAATTTGTTTGCGACATTTTCGTTCAGCCAATTCGTTCAGTCAACTTCGTCCAACTTAACTTTGTTTCTGTAAGAGGAACCGCAACATTTACTGAAATCGCCGGCTAAATAATAGAAACTTAAGGAGACAAAAAAGATGGCAATTACGACAATATCAAGTCTCGCTAACGCTATTAAAACCGGTGCACGTTCTAATCTGTTCCGAGTGACACCATCATTCGGAACAGAATTACAGACTACTGGTAATGCGACAGACGAAGAATTTAGTTTTCTATGCAAGGCGGCTCAGTTGCCTGGCTCAACAGTAGGACTGATTGAAATTCCATTCATGGCAGGTAGAAGATACAAGGTTGCTGGCGACAGAACCTTTGCTGAATGGACAGTCACAGTTCTTAACGATAAGAATCAAAAAGTTCGTCAATTAGTTGAAGACATTCAAAAGAAATATTCTGTTGTTAACTATGAAGAAACATTCTCTAAAGAGGTAGATGATTCTTCATTAGGCACACAATATTCAACGATGTTGATTGAGCAATTAGATCAAGCAGGTAATGTGGTTTACTCATATAAACTAGAACATTGCTGGCCTAGTGACATTAGCACAATCGACTTGTCATATGATACAACAGACACCATTGAAGAATTTACTGTGACTTGGTCTTATGACTACTTCACAGCAATAGAATAATGACAGGGGAAAGATATGGCAACAACAAACGATGAAATTTTTAGTATTTCGAAATTTAGACAGACGCTAGGCACTGGCGCTAGAGCAAACCTTTTCCGCTGTTTCATTACTGCGCCAACAGGTTTATCTGATTCGGCAGGAATTTTTGCAGAAGAAAGTAAGTTTTCTTTCTTATGCCGTTCCGCTGCCATTCCAGCAATGTCTGTTGGTGTAATTGAAGTTCCATTCAGAGGACGTAGAATTAAAGTTCCTGGAGATAGAACATTTGCAGACTGGACAGTAACCGTTATCAATGACGAAAAGCAAGATATGCGTAAAGTCATGGATAACTGGATGAAGTTTATTATCAATCCAGACGGAGAATTAGCACTCAGAGACACAACTGAAGATTACCGTTCAACAATTGAAATTCATCACTACAGAGGCGATGGTACAACTAGCAGAATTTATGCTTTGTATAACGCATTCCCAACTGATGTTTCTGCAATTGATTTGTCTTATGACACAACGGATGCTATTCAAGAATTTACAGTAACCTTCCAATACACTCATATGGATATGGGAGGCACTAGCGATTCTGGTAACGCTACTGCACCAACGTCAATTGCAACTTCATAAATTGGCTCAAACGCAATCATATAAATAGTTGCGTAATAGTCAAACAAACACAAATGGGGGCTATTACGCCCCCATTTTTTTAGGAAGATAACATGGCGATAAAATTATTTGGATATAAAATTGGTAAAGAAGAAGATGTACCAGAGGTAACATCTTTCGTACCACCTAAAGAAGATGATGGCTCGGTAGCAGTCTCAGGCGGTGGTGTATATGGAATCTATACTGATCTTGAAGGCACAATTCGTAATGATGCAGATTTAATTAAGCGTTATCGCGATATGGCAAATCAACCAGAATGCGATGCCGCTATTGAAGATATTATTAATGAATCTGTTGTTTTTGGAGAAGGTGACTATCCAGTTCAAATTATTCTAGACAAACTAGAACAACCAGAATCAGTCAAAAAGAAAATTCGTGATGAATATTATCAGGTTATGAAGTTACTTGACTTCAATAATCAAGGCTACGATATTTTTAGACGTTGGTATGTTGATGGTAGACTTTACTATCATATGATGATTGACGAAAAAAATCCTCGTCAAGGATTGAAAGAAGTTCGTTATGTTGATCCACGAAAAATTCGTAAAGTCAAAGAATTCAAAAAATCAAAACCTCAGTTGGGCAATCAGCCAGTTGTTCCTGAAATGAATGAGTATTTTGTTTACTCAGGCAAAGGATTCAGCAACGATACTAATCAAGGAATTAAGATTGCACCTGATTCCATCTGTTATGTTCATTCGGGTATAACAGATAAAGATGGCAGAATGGTCATCTCACATTTGCACAAAGCAATTAAAACACTTAATCAGTTGCGTATGCTTGAAGACGCAACAGTAATCTATCGCATATCTCGCGCACCAGAACGTAGAATCTTTTACATTGACGTAGGTAACTTGCCTAAGATGAAGGCAGAACAATATCTACGTGAAATCATGCAGAAGTATAAGAACAAACTTGTATATGATGCACAGACTGGCGAAATTCGTGACGATAGACGTTATCAAACAATGCTCGAAGACTTTTGGTTGCCACGTAGAGAAGGTGGTAAAGGTACAGAGATTACCACACTTCAGGGCGGACAAAACTTGGGTGAGATTGATGACGTTCTATACTTTCAGAAAAAACTCTACAAGTCTTTGAATGTGCCTGTTTCTCGTTTAGAATCAGATACAGGATTCTCATTAGGTCGCGCATCAGAAATTACACGCGATGAATTGAAGTTTAATAAATTCATTCAGCGTCTACGTTTAAGATTCTCTCATTTGTTTGATCGACTGTTAGAGACACAGTTGTTGCTCAAAGGCATTTGCACTCGCGCAGAGTGGAATATGATCAAAGAAGAAATCTCATATGATTTCATTAATGATATGCACTTTGCAGAATTAAAGCAAGCAGAAATCATGAAAGAACGTTTAGGTATTCTAAGTGATGTTGACAATTATGTTGGCAAATACTATTCTTCTGCATGGGTTCGCAAAAACGTATTGCGTCTGACTGAAGATGATATTGAACAGATCGATAAAGAAATGGAAGAAGAGTCTGCTGAAGATGATGGAGAACCTGAGATTTCACAAATTCCACAACAACAAACACCAATGGCACCTCCTCCACAGGAAGTAGTAATCAATGTGAAGAAAGAAGAAAAGGAACGTGTCGTGCCTGATGCTGATCAAGTCGAATTGGCTAAGTCAATGACTAAATTCTTTGACACATTAGTTGAAGAGGCAAAGGGTGACAAAGAGTAAGGATGATTTAACTCTAGACCAAGCGTTTTCTGTCGCAACTTCAATTGCTTATACTAAAAAAGAGATAAGCAAACTACGCGAAGAATTAAAGACTACAGAAAAATTAGTTGAGGTCGTTGAAGGTCCACCAGGCACACAAGGTCCTGCTGGACCTCGCGGTGTTATGGGTCAACAAGGTTCGCAAGGTCCTAAAGGCAATGACGGAGAACAAGGACCAAGAGGCGAACAAGGACCTCGCGGTATTCCTGGTGAGGTTGGTCCTATCGGAGAAACAGGACCACAAGGTCCTCAAGGCGAGAAGGGCAATGCCGGAGAAAAAGGCGACAAAGGCGAGTCAGGAGAAGTTGGACCAGCCGGTCCTCAAGGTCTCAAAGGTGATAAAGGAGACCGTGGAGAAAAGGGGGACAAAGGTGACAAAGGCGATCCCGGAAAGAATGGTCTGGACGGAAGAGATGGACCAAAAGGCGAAATGGGTCCCGCTGGACCTGCCGGAAAACAGGGTGTTCAAGGAGAGCGCGGTCCTCAAGGAGAAAGAGGGATTCAGGGAATTCAAGGAGAGCGAGGATCTCAAGGCATTCAAGGACCAGAGGGACCGCAGGGAATTCAAGGTCCTTCAGGTAAGGACGGTGACAGTAAACAAGTAGAACAGAAGTTTGAAAAGTTTAAGTCCGTTCTTGAAAATGATTTAAGTCAATACAAAAACAAACTCAACGCCCTCGTATCAAGTTCACTAGCAAATGATGCATGGAAAGCATCTGGTGGGGGTGAAGTAAATCTACGTTACTTAGATGATGTTAATCGTGATACCATTCAAAATGGTTATATCTTATCATACAATTCTGCAAACAATAAATTTGAATTCATAAGTGTAGCGGCTGCCTCAAGCAATGATACACTTGATACTGTTACCACAAGAGGCAACACCACAAACAATGGCATTGAAGTTGCAAATGTTGTTGCGGATTATTTTCAAGTTAGAACTGATGCAGACTTAGAACCTACTGTAGGTCAAATTGTTTGGGATGAAACTGACGGAACACTTCAATACGGTTCTTCATATGGCACTACAGTCAACATAGGTGAAGAAACACACATTTTTGTAAAAGCATATGAAGCAATCACTAAAGGTAATTTAGTTATGTTTGCTGGTGTGTCTGGCGAAAATATTCTTGCAAGAAAATATGATCCTTCAGTACCAGGATTTATTCCTTCTTGGTTTATTGGTGTTGCAAAAAACACAATGGCAACAAATGGATTTGGCTACGCACTTACCGCTGGTCAATTGAGAGGATTAAATACAAACGCATTTAACGCAGGCGACATTCTTTGGGCAAACAATTCTGTAGCAGGCGCTTATACTTCTACTGAACCTGATGGTCCTGGTCCAAAAATTCAATTTGGTGCAGTCACTAAAAAATCTGGCGGTGATGGACACATTCAAGTTCGTGTTACAATCAATCCTAGAATTGAAGATTTATCGAATGTAGAAATTCAAAATCCTGCAAATAGTGATATTTTAGTCTATATCTCTGCAAATAGTCGATGGGAACACATACCTAGCAGTCAAGTGGTTGGTGGCGGTGGAGATGGAACAGACGCTTTTGCTAGATCGATAGCCAATGCATCATACAGTCAAGCCAATACTGCAACTACATTAGCACAGGCGGCATACAATTACGCCAACACTATTGTTGTTCCTAGTTTGACTGGATACGCTACAGAAACTTTTGTAACTACACAAGGTTATCTTACTAGCGCAAACTTAGTGTCATATGCAACAACTGCTACAACGAACACAATTTCAAATACGGTATCAACTGTATGGTCAACTGCAAACAATGCTTATGCACAAGCGAATACTGCAACGTCACTAGCACAAGCCGCATATAATTTTGCTAATACAATTGTTAGTGATACGCAAGTTGATCCGCTTGCTAGAAGCATTGCAAACTCTGCTTTTGATAAAGCAAATACTTCAGTAACATATAATCAAAATTTAAATACATCAAACACAGTTTCTTTTGCAGGACTAACCGTAGCAGGAAACACAACAGTTCAACATGTTATTCCTAGCGCAAACGTCACATATGATTTGGGAACGCCAACTGCTAGATTCAGAGATTTGTATTTAAGTGGCAATACAATTAACTTAGGTGATGCCACAATTAGTTCAAATAATAATGTTGTTGAATTGCCAACCGGTTCTACTATAGGTGGTAGAAGTATTAATTTTGAAAGTATCTCAACATTAACTACCGATACTGCAATTACTTCATCGGATTCCGGATATACAACATATAAAACTACAAGGTACAAAGATTTAGAAATAACGAATCTTGCAAGTTCTTTAATATCAGAAATTCAAACCAAAACATTTAATTCTGCGTCAAGCGTTACCGAAGAAGAATTTTATACGACAATTGTGTGTGACAATGAAAATGATATATTGGTAACTCTTCCTTCAGCAAATAGCGTTACAATAGGATTTAACATTACTTTAAATCTTTTAAATACTGGAATGGTTACCATAGAAAATGCTCCAGAATCCAACGATATTATTCGATATGCTGGATGGAAATTTGAAACACTAAAACTGTTATATTTGGACGAAAGATTTTTATCGGAATTTGAAACTACAAAATTATCTGGTATTCCTAATCTCTACGAATATCCTTTAAATGAATTAGAAAACAAATACACATTTAAGTTTACCTGTATTAGCAATTCATCATATATGATGGCTGCCAGTTAAACTTTAAGATTTTATAAATAAACACACTACAATAGGAGATATACTATGGAAAACGTTCAATTAGCAATTGCAAGTGCCGCCGAGTCAAAGCCTTTGGAATTCAAAGATTATATTCATTCTGCGCTACAAGCAAAAGTTTATGATGCATTACAGACACGAAAAATTGAAGTTGCAGGCTCTATGTTTAGAGACAATGAAACTGAAGATACAACAGAAATAGAATTTCAAACAAGTTCAGAAGGAAACGTAGATGAGGACCTTTAAGGCATTCATACAACTTGACGAATTAGAAACCATCAAGCCTAAGGCTAAGAAGGAACAAGAATTCGTTAAATCGACATATTTGGCGCAAGTCAAAGATCCAGGCGACTTAGAAAAAGTTGGTCCTGAGGAAGAAGGTCCGAAAGACGTTAAACTTGGTCAAGGAAAACGTCCTGCCGACAGACTTGATAACAAACAAGCGTTTGGAGAAGAGGCTAAGACTGAAATGAAAACTTATCGCAAGATGAAGAAGTCTATGGAAGAAATGAGCCCTGCCGGTAAAACTACCCTTAAGCATATCAATAAGCCAAACCCTGCTGAAAAGCAAGCGGCTAAAGATGTTAAGTCTTATGCGGATAGAATTGCTTTACTTAGAGCCGCAAAGGCGCGAGCCGCTCTTAAAGAAGACGAAATTGTTGATGAAGCAAATTTAACACCACAACAAACTAAGATGGCACACACCATCGGTAAAGAATTCGAAAAGAAAAATGTTGGTGATGAATCTAAAGGTGGTCCATATGCAGTTGCTACAGCAATGGTTAAAGACAAACCAGAAGCCGCAAAGAAAGCATATGCAACAATCAAATCAAAAATGAAAGAAGATGCTGACGTAGAAATTCTTTTCAAACTGTATGAAGACTTGAACGAAGACAATCAAGAGATGTTCATGATGAAATTAGAAGAAGATGCAGATGCACTTTTAAATTTTGCTAAAGAAATGACGGTGGAATAATATGGCTGATACAGTAACATCACAAACACTTAGAGATACTGCTTCACATTGGGCAGTAAAACTCACAAACGTTTCCGATAGCACCGGAGAAATTGATGTTGTAAAAGTTTCTGCAAACTCACTTATTGCGTCAACAGGTGACGCTAGTTCACAGCGTTTGTCGATCAATAAAATTTTCTGGTCAGTTGCATCAGGAACATCTGCAACAATGTCGCCTAGAGTTACATTGAAGTGGAGAGGTGCATCATCAAATACAGATATTGTTACATTGACTGGTTCTGGTTATTGGGACTTAACAACATCAGGTCAATGCCCACTCACAAATAATGCCGCAAACACAAATGGCGATATTCTGTTGTCTACATCAGGCTTCACAGCAAATGCCGCATATACGGTTATTCTCGAAGGCAAGAAAACTGCTGGTTACACAAGCCGTGAAACTACTGATGATGGTTTTACGCCTTAATACGTATGTTATCATTTAAAGAATTTATTTCCGAATCTGAAGTTGGTGAGGCAAGTATTGCCAAAGTCAATCGCGTTCGTGCAGGTAAAATTCAGAGAAGAAAAATTGTTTCGTTACGACCTGGATATAAAGTTCAAGACGGAAAATTAGTGCGTATGACTTCTCAAGAGAGAATGCATCGTAAGATGGCACAAAGAAAAGCGGCAAGAAAAAGACAACCATTGCTGTCACGCATTCTTAGAAAAAGAGCAATGTCAATAAGAAAAAGAAAGTCTGCGGGGATCAAATGAAACTAATTACAGAAATTAACGAACAAATTAATATTATCACCGAAGAAACTGAAGGTGGTAAAAAGCAGTTCTACATTGAAGGACCTTTCATGCAGGCTGAACAAAAGAACCGAAACGGTCGTGTTTATCCCATTGGCGTTCTTCAAAAAGAAGCAGATAGATACATTACAGAATATGTAAACAAAAATCGCGCATACGGCGAACTAGGACATCCTGAAGGTCCGACAATTAATCTCGAAAGAGTGTCACACATGATTAAAGAGTTGCGTCAAGACGGCAACAACTTTATGGGTAAAGCAAAGATCATGGATACACCTTACGGAAACATCGTTAAGAATCTCATGATGGAGGGCGCAGTATTAGGCGTTTCTACAAGAGGCATGGGAACACTTGAAGAAAAGAACGGTGTTAAATATGTTAAGGACGATTTTTATCTAGCCACAGCGGCAGATATTGTTGCCGACCCTTCAGCGCCCGATGCTTTCGTAAGAGGCATCATGGAGAATAAAGAGTGGGTTTGGGAAAACGGAATCATAAAGGAAGTGCATATCGCACAATACAAAGAGACAATTAAAAAATCTTCAAAACGAAATTTAGAAGAAAATATGTTGCGTACCTTTAATGATTTCCTCTCTAAACTATAAATTTTTTATAAATATAGGTAAGTAAATCTTTAAATACGCATAAGGAGAAAGCATTATGACTGACGCTACAAAAAAAGATGAGGTCATCAATCAAGATGAACTTCATTCTGAAGAAATTGTAAATGAAGAAATCAAAGTTGATGTGTCGGAAGATATCAACGCGATTTTTTCTGGCGAGAATCTTTCTGAAGAATTCAGAGCAAACGCTAAGGCTATTTTTGAAGCCGCAGTTGTTGCTAAGGTAAATGAACAGATTGAAAAACTTGACACCGAATACGCTACAAAACTTGAGGAAGAAACTACAGCAATTAATGAAAATTTAGTTGCTAAAGTTGACGAATACCTTGAGTATGTTGTTAGTGAATGGATGGAAGAAAACAAGTTATCAATCGAATCAGGAATCAAAGCAGAAATCGTTGAAGATTTCATGACTGGATTAAAGAATCTTTTCGTAGAACATTACATCGATATTCCTGAAGAAAAAGTTGACATGGTTGAAGAACTAGCAGCCAAAGTAGAAACACTCGAAGGAGAGTTGGATAAGGTTGTTACAGAAAACGTTAATCTGAATGGTCAGATTGGCAATTACAAAAAAGAAACAATTCTTGCACAGGTATCTGAAGGACTGACTGATGT